CCGCGTATTTGTAAGCCGCGGACATTGCCTTATTTGTGGCCTTGTCCGCGCTGTCCATCGCCTCGCCGTAAGTCTTGACAGTGTGCTTGCTGCCGTCATGACTAGACACAAAGTCAAACTCAGCCTCTACCACGACCGAGAACAACACCCCGCCTTTAGCACTAGACCGCTCGGTCAGTTCGCGTGACAAGATGCGCGGCAGGATCACTAGTCCATGCTTAGCCATGACTGGTGCCAGTGCGTTATAAACGTCATCGATGCCGCGGAATGAGTAGCCTTGCTGCTGATTTTTGCGGCTTTTGCTGATGCCATCTTGAGCGATCTCAGCTGATACGGATGCGATTAACTCGTAAACTGTCTTTGCCATGCTTGCCTCATTTTGTGGTGTTTTGTGATTATACGATATTAGACGCCGCAACGCAAACGATCTTTACAATTTGTGCCCTATCCGTTATAGTGCGATTGTCAAAAAATGGGGCAAGTTATGGACCAAGATGAGCAACTAGAAGAGACGGCAATTAAACGAGCAGTCAGGATTGCAGGAGGCGCATCTAACCTGGCCAGAATGATGACGATCTACGGCCCAGAGGGGCTTTCGCGCATGACTGTGTGCTTGTGGTCCAAGCCAGGTCGCAGGGTGCCGGCGGAGTATTGTCCGGACATTGAACGACTCACCGGGGTGGCATGCGAGGACTTGCGCCCGGATGTCAATTGGGGATTTTTGCGCGGCACGCGTCGTATCGTACGGTCTAACAAAATAGACAGAACTAGCGTATAGTGTAGGCAGCGCCGTGGAAAGCGCAAAAGGGGCGTCAGAGTCAGTCTCTTCGGGGGATGGCCTCAGATGCCGTCATATACACCTGCAAATGGTGATGCCCCCGGTAACTTCCACACTGGGGTCATCCACCCGAGGGGACTGAATGAACTATTACCCTTTTCACATCGGCGATTACGCAAGCGCCACCAGGCACCTAAGCTGGGATGAAGACGCCGCATACAGGCGTTTGCTCGATATCTACTACACAACGGAGAGGCCGTTGCCAGCAGAGATGCGGGCAATCTTTCGGCTCGCATTGGCATCGACCGATGAGCACAGAGAGGCGATCGAAACGGTGGTCAACGAGTTCTTCGAATTGACCGACGAAGGTTGGGTAAACAGTCGCGCTGATGTGGAAATAGCAGCCATGCGTAACAAGCAACAAAAGCAAAGGGACAAAGCAAACAAGCGATGGCATAAGCCAGACGTGGAACACGGCATTGCATCGGCATTGCCGCAGCATGTTGATTGCGATGCCGTGGCATCAAAAAACGATGCTGATGCAATGCCACCAACACCAACACCAACACCAACACCAACACCAAAAGAAGAAATAGAGAAGACAACACAACGCGCTACGCGCTCGCAGGCTGTCGCCTGCCCTGTTGGTGTCGATCCGCAGGTTTGGGCTGACTGGCTCCAGCTTCGCAAGGCCAAGAAGGCGCCGGTCACGCAATCGGCGCTTGATCGCATCGAGCGAGAGGCAGTGCATGCCGGCATGAGCTTGCAAGACGCGCTGGCGCACAGTTGCATGCGCGGATGGGCCGGGTTTAAGGCGGAGTGGATGCAATCCGCAGCACAAACGCAGTACGCAAAGCAGCCTAGGAGATCGATCCATGACGAACGAGCAGACACAATCCGCGCGCTTACCGGCAGAGACCGCCAGCAAATCGGCGAAATCATCGACATCGGGCCAGATACCGCAGGCGTGGATTGGTCGCCTTTTTGATCGGCTCTCAGGGTTTTACGGTGCAAAGTTTGCCGACCTGTGGCGTGGCTGCGATATGTCGACGGTCAAAGACACTTGGGCCGATGCACTGGCCGGCTATAGCGCCGACGAGATCCGCCGAGGGCTTGAGCTTTGCAGGACACGGATCTTCCCGCCTACGCTCCCTGAATTTCTGATGCTTTGCCGGCCGCCTGTCGATCCCGAGTCGGCCTACATCGAGGCCTGCAAGCAGATGAGCGCTCGGGATAACGGCACGGACGCGTGGAGCGATCCAGCGATTTTCTGGGCAGCCAGGGCATTTGGCGTGCATGAGCTGCGCGGGTCGACCTGGCAAACGGCGAAAACCCGATGGACTCGCATCCTGGACGAACACCTTGCCAAGCCATCGCACGACCCGGTACCGCAGCGCATGGTCTGCCTGCCAGAGCCGGGCAAGGGCACCGCAGATCCCGCCAAGGTCAAAGCCGCGATGGAGTTGCTGCGTAAGTCACTGGCGGCCAAAAGCGCCGCATTTACGGACGAGCCATGACCTGCCAGCAATGCACGCAAGGTGGCGGCATGTACCACCTTGGATGCCTGGAGTGCTGCGCTCGCCTGGTCATGAGCACCAGACCAAGCAAACCGAGGGCTGGGGCGATGCTTGCAGCGATCGCACGGTATCGAGGGGCCCCTGAACGCGAGAAAATCACGGAACGGTTGGCGATGCTGTGTGGCAATGCCCCCAGAATCAATTTAAACCCACCTAGCGGGGCACGGAATGGGTGACGTGAGGGTCTATGTCATGTCGCACGCCGAAGCCCGCCAAAGGGCTTTAAACGCGGTCGCAGAATCCCCGGATGGATACCGGGTCAAGATTGAGCCGCCGAAAAGATCGCTGGATCAGAACGCAAAATTCCACGCGCTGTGTTCTGACCTTGCCCGGCAGTGTGTTGAGTGGGCGGGGGTGCCAAGGACGGCCGGCGAGTGGAAAGTGCTGCTGGTGTCCGGCCATGCAGCAGCTACAGGGCTTGAAGCCGAGTTAGTGCGTGGCCTGGAGGGCGAGTTCGTGATGCTGCGTGAGAGTACGGCGGCGATGAGTAAGGCCAGGGGGTCAAGCCTCATCGAGTACGCGCTGGCGTGGTGCGCTCAGAACAACGTCAAATTATCTGGGGGTTTTAATGATTGACGATAAAGATAAAGCATTAAAGCCGCCCAAAATGGTAAAATGCAAGGCATGCGGCACGTTATTTATTCGCGTGCGTCCGATGCAAAAGGCGTGCAGTGTCTCGTGCGCCGTCGATCTTTCAAAAATCAGCGCAGCAAAAGCCGAGGCCAAGCAGAAAAAAGCCGAGCGCAGGCAGGATAAGGCAAAGCTAGATGCAATGCGCACGCTTCCACAGTTAGTAAAAGTTGCCCAGTCTGCATTTAATGCTTACGTGAGGGCGCGTGATGCCGGGAAGGGCTGTATTTCCTGTGGGAATCAGTTGCCTATTGATGCCATTGGAGGGGCGTTTGATTGTGGCCACTATCGCTCTGTGGGCTCTGCGCCTCACCTTAGGTTTGACGAGCGCAATGCTCATGGTCAGTGCAAGCACTGCAACCGGTATTTGTCTGGCAACCACGTTGAGTATCGCAAGGGATTGATTGCCAGAATTGGGCAGGAAAATTTAGAGTTCCTGGAGTGTGACCAAGATGTCAGAAAGTACTCAAAAAATGAGTTAATGGCCCTGGCTGATGAATACAGACGCAGGGCCAGAGAGGTTAAACGGCAGGGAAGTCAAGAGGTGGGAACGGTGGGCGGCTGTCTATAACTATGACGTTTCCAGCCCTTGCAAGCATTTCCTCATATGCGTCGGCATTGAACACTACAAACTTCCCGTCAGCGCTGAATTTTGCGAGGTCATCCAGTTCGGCGAGAAGGCGATTGAGGCGTACTTTTGGGTCTTTCATGATCGCGTCCCGTAGTTAATGGCGGCAAACATATGGCCGCCCATGTTGATCATTGTTGATCTATAGTGTGTGCTAAATTGGTTTACATCGCAGAGTAATGCGAGATTTTCCAATCCAGGTCGCGCAGATTGCCGGCGGCATCAACTGCGGCGGGGTACCAGTAGTAGCGCACAGTGAGGCCCAGACCGTTGGCTGATACGGTTGTCGTCGAAAATTCTACGAGTCCGTCAGGTATGTGATGAATAAGTTCCGCGCTTGCATTTTCGACACGTTCGACCGCTTCGATACCGCAGAGGGCAATAGCTTGGTCACGTGTAAGAATTTGCTCTTCGAGCAGGTGATTAAGGTCGTTTAAGTCTTGCATGTGCTATCCGTATATGATTTTAAGCCAGACAATTGACAGGTAAATTTTAATTAAGTCAACAAAACTAAACCCAATGCAAATAAGAAGAAAGAGCAGCAAAGCAGTTTGATATGAATGGATAGTCAGAGACCATTGACGCTTAGGCGTTTTGTGGTCTTGCATGGCTAGTGCCTCGCAAACGTGCGGCCCACACAGAGACGCACAGGTTGATCGTTATCGGCTAGTAGTCTTCACGCTAAACACTGCCGTCACCTTGGTATGGCTGGCGATCAGGTCATCGGGCACGTTTGCGGCCCTGGCAACTGACGCCCAGTCAACCGTCTTGCGGTTGGATTCGATTACGGTAGAGCGGAACAAAGCACCGTCAAATACTGACGCACCGCCAGAAGTTGCTTCGTCCTTCATCGCCTCTTTGATTGCATCGGCTTGCTTGGCCAGCAGATCAATCTCTGCAAGCAATTGGCCAAGTTGATCAGCTTTCGAGATTACGAGATCAGAGAGGTTCGACATTTGATGCTCCTTAGTGCCTCCGGTTCCGCCGGGTCGGTGCGTTACTGCATGTAAAGAAGTATAGACACATTGGGACGGCATGTCAACAGATATCGACAAGGTTTTTGCATCGATTGCCTGTAGTCATAGCGCCACAGCCAGCTACGTAGTAAAATGCTTGACATGAGCCAACCGCTTAGGCTCGACAACCAATAGGCGAGACGATGGATAGTAAAAAAGTAGAGGGTAGTGTGCGGCGTAGACCGCCCGCCGCAGGCAAGGGTAGGCCGAAGGGATCGGTCAATAAGTTGACTGCGAGCGTTAAAGAGGCGATCGAGGCAGCGTTCCACGGGGTTGGTGGCCACGAGTATCTGATGCGCCAAGCCGAAGAAAACCCGCAGGCGTTTATGACGCTGCTAGGCAAGATCATCCCGGCACAGGTACAGGCAGAGCTGACAGGACGTAACGGCGGCCCGATTGAGAGCGTAAGCCTTGACGTTGGCAAGCTATCAACTGACGTACTGGCCCAGATCATGGCGGCTAAAACCGGTGCAACTGACTAAAGCCGACCTGGTTGCGGTAGAGCGTGAGCTGTGTAAGCGCAGTCTTGCTCAATTCGCCCGCCGCGCTTGGCACGTACTGGAGCCTGCGGCAGACCTAAAGTGGGGCTGGGCGCTTGATGCCATTTGCCTACACCTAGAAGCGGTCACAGACGGGCGGATTTTGCGGCTGCTTATGAACGTCCCGCCCGGCTCGATGAAGTCGCTTTTGACTGGTGTCATCTGGCCTGCCTGGGAGTGGGGGCCGCGCAACATGCCTGAGATGCGCTTTGTCGGCACGGCGCACGAGGAACAACTGGCTATTCGTGACAGCAGGCGTTGCCGCGATCTAATCAAGTCCGACTGGTATCAATCGCTCTGGCCTATCGAGCTATTGTCCGACCTGGACGGCAAGCGGGAGTTTGGCAACACGCGCAAAGGCGTGCGACAGGCCCGCAGCTTTACGAGTATGACCGGGGTTCGCGGCGACCGTGTACTGCTCGATGACCCCCTTAGCGCAGATGGCGCAAATAGTCAAGCAAAACTCGAGGCGGCCAAGATAGCATTCACCGAAACGTTGCCGACGCGCGTCAACAGCGATAAGTCGGCGATCGTGGTCATCATGCAACGACTGCACGAGGACGACACGTCAGGTGTCATCCTCAAGATGTGCTTGCCCTACGTGCACTTGTGCATCCCGATGCGATTCGAGCGTGACCGGCGCTGCGTCACGTCAATAGGATGGGAAGACCCGCGGAGGGAAGACGGCGAGCTTATGTTCCCGGAGCGATTCGGCGAGCAGCAAGTCAGGGAGCTAGAGGCTACGCTCGGGACATACGGCACGGCCGGCCAGCTACAACAGCGACCCTCGCCGCGGGGCGGCGGGATGCTCAAGTCATCGTGGCTGACGTACTGGCACACAGTACCGCCCGCGCTCGACTTTCGATACATCACTGCGGACACAGCGCAAAAGACCAGCACGCAGCACGACTACTCGGTCTTGCAATGCTGGGGCCGGTCGGTGGCAGGGAAAGCGGTACTGTTAGATCAGATCCGTGGCAAGTGGGAGGCTCCCGAGTTAATCACCGAGGCTCGGGCGTTTTGGCTCAAGCACCTGCATGACGGCAGGCCGATCATGGCTAAGGCTCCGCTGCGGGCTATGTACGTCGAGGACAAGGTGTCGGGCACCGGGCTTATCCAGACGCTGCGCCGCGAAAGCATCACCGTTTTGCCGGTTCAGCGAACCAAGGACAAACAGGCCAGGGGGTACGACGCAGCGCCATTCATTGAGGCCGGGAACGTCGCAGTACCGCAGGATGCTCCGTGGCTGTCTGATTTTCTGGCTGAGTTTTCAACCTTCCCGAATGGCGCTCATGATGACCAGTTGGATCCGTTATTCGATGCCATCGACCTCGCGCAAAAGCTACCGGCGGTAAAATTGCAGACTGTCCAGGCATTGCCAACCGTGTCGCGTTGGTGATACTTTCGCGCGTGAAAGGGCCCGATAATGCCGCGTATATCCAAAACACAGAAACTTGCCGAAGTCCATCAGGAGGCGTTGGCAGAGTTTGACGAGATTCAGGGCGCAATGCGCGATGAGCGTTTGCAGTGCCTACAGGCCCGGCGGTTTTACTCGATTCGCGGCGCGCAGTGGGAAGGCAATTTAGGCGAGCAATTCGCAAACAAGCCTAAATTCGAGGTTAACAAGGTTCATCTCGCGGTCATCCGTATCATTAACGAGT